TGCCGTCCATCGACACAGAAATCTCGTCGATCTTCACTTCGGCCTGCGCCAGCCCGTCAGCATTCTCCTGTATGTCTTTCGCCTGCTGCTCCAGCTCGTCGGCATGCTTTTTGATGTCATCCGCCATACCTGCAACTTTTTCATTGCTGTCCACAGCGTTCTCAATCAGGTCTTTGAACGTATCGGAGTCTTTAATCTCCTCCAGGATCACATCGGTAATATCGGAAACATCGATGCTGGCTTGTCCTCGCACCCATTCTGTGTAACCTGATTCGTTGCCGCTGCGGTCCACCACCTGCGCGCGGTACCAGAAAATCTGCCCAGCCTTAAGGCCCATCTGCTGATATTTGCGCTGCGGGTAAGGCACATCGGCCAGCAGGATCGCATCGCCATCAGTACCGGTCAGGCTGTACTGAATTTCAGTCTTCAGTGTGTCGTCGGTATTCTCCGGGAATCCCCAGTTCAGTTCGATGCCGAATACCACGTTTTCAGAAGCGATGAAGCCAACCGGCTTCGGCGGATTGCCCACTTTACCTGTCAGCGTTTTCTCTTCTGAATAGCCCCACCCGGATGAAATCTCAGCGGCGTTGATGGCACGCAAGCGAACCAGGTAGCGTCCTGCGTAAATGCCCGGAACATCGAAGGATGTGGTGGAGCTGCGCGGCACATTCACCCAGTTCCCGTCATTACGACGCCACTGTGCCTCATATGCTATTGCGTTCTTCGCCTGGTCCCAGCTGACGCGCATGGTCTCAACGCTGACATTCTGCTGAACGACAGAAAACGAACTGATCACAATGTTGGCCGGCGGGGACTGATTACCGGGCGGAATAACACTTATTGGCCTCTGGTCGATGATGGCGCCGGTATCGATACGGGCATACTTATCCGGATCGTGCAAAGCACCAGTAATCGAATACGTTCCGTCATTATTATCCGTGACGCTGATAACACGATATTGCTGTGCATAAAGCTCGTCGGATTCGACAATCCATACCGATTCGACTGCAGGTGTTTCGCTGTATGCCGTGGTCACGGTGACAGCCCGACCGTTTACGCTCTGTATCGTCCTGCTCTGCGATGCGCCAGACGGCAGGTTAACCATAAGACGGCTTCCGGCAACGGCAGCGGAATCACGATCAAGCGTGATAACGCGACCATTAACCGCGCTTATACGCCCTCCCATCACCTTTCCGGATAACAGCTCATCGGCAACCGCGATAATATAACCAGGCTGTGGAATGTTGCCGTCCAGACCGACATCAAACGATACGATGCGATCCTTGTTATTGGTCAGAATCCCCCAGCGCCCCTTACGGTTTGCCTCCGACTGCCGGGTACAACCAATGGCTGTCATTTCGAGCTGGTTTGACCCAAAGCGGGACACGAGATCCTGTTCAAATACAGGCTCCATTGCATCTGCGTAGGCATTACCCGGATCGGACCAGGAAACCAGTGCAGTGGTATAGCGGTTTTTAGTCGTGCTACCTGAATAGGTAAAGCGGCCGTCAACCACGTTAGCGCGGGTGTAGCTGTAATCCACATCGCGGGGCATATCTGCCAGCGCAACGATTTGATCGCCGCCCCAGTACGTCATGCCACGGAATATGGCCGCAAAATCACGTAAAACGGTATACGCGTCATTCCTCTCCTGCACATAAACGTTGCACGTATAGCGAGGCTCTGTTCCGGTACCGCCTTTACCGTCGGGAACCAGCTGATCGCAATATTGCGCAACCTGGTAGAGCGTCCATTTATCAATATTTGCCGCCGTCAGGCGGTCACCAAGTCCAAAACGGTCGCTCACCACCAGATCGTAAAAAATCCACGCCGGATTGTCCGTCCATGCCCACTTAAACGCCCCTGCCCAGGTGCCGCTATAGGTCCGGGTTTCCGGATCGTAAGTATCCGGCACGCGGATAACGCGCCCGCGCGGTTCACAGGAAATTTGCGGGATGGTACCGTTAAACTGGCTTGAGTCGAATTCGATGTACAGCAGCGCGGTATTTGGATAGCGCAGCTTGGCATCGATTACCTCCGTATAGCTCTGCAGCGTCATCGTGTCGCCAATTTTCGCGCTGCTCGCATCTGCGGTGAGCTTGCGAAGGCGTACCGTCCAGGTGCTTCCCGCCTGCGGTAAGTCGATACGGTGGCTACGTTCGTAGCCTGACGTGGTTTTCCCGGTGACGCTGGTATTAAGCGCTGTCTGCCAGGTACCACCATCTGTCTGCAGGTCGATGGCGTAATTAATCGAATAGCCGACCAGATCGCCGTCGTCCTCCTGTTTAAACAACGATGGCCACTTAAGGCGCAGACGAACGGCTGACAACTGGGTGTTGGTAAAGGTGTGCGTCCATGCGGTAGTGCTTGAAACTTCGGTACCCACGCTGATTTCATTCTCGGTACCGGGGATACCCTGAATATACTTTTGAGCCTGAGTCCCCGGACGGAACTCCCACGCCACGCCGCTGAAGTTTTGCGATCCGTCCGCGTTCTCCAGCGACGTGCCGTCAAGATAGATATCTTTAGCCGTTAACTGCCCTGCAAATTCACCCTCTCCCAGCGCAACAAGAATCTTGGCTTTCGCTACGGACTGAAGATCGTCTGGCTGTTCGGTAGGGGTGCGGGAACTTGAACTGCCGCCCTTGCGGCCTCTAATCGGAGTGGATGTAGCCATATTGCGCCCATAAAAAAAGCCACCCTGAGGTGGCTTATTGCAAGAGAAAATTAATTAGATATTTGTTTCGCTAAATGGGTTTACAAAATCAGCTTCGGCTTTGAAAAACTGACTATCACTGGAAGACGTTATTGATACTGGAATACCGGTATCTTCAACTTCATATAGCTTTGAATATTTATCAGAAACTTTGCCAGAATACGTCTCGCGACAAATAACCTCTCCGCCACGGTTTACTATTACTGTCGCATTTCCGCCGATTAGGATTCCTTCGTCAACACGATACAGGCCTGAAATGGTCAATCTTAAGTATTTCTTCATTGTTGATCCTCAACGTAAATCCCGGCTGAAATAATCGCGCCGCCGATTCGCCGGCGACCATAAAGGAGTGATACCGGGTAGCCCTGCGCAGCGGTGTTTGTAACGCCGCCAAACGCGTAGGAGGCCCGGTTATCAGAGCTCTGTTTGCTGGCCAGACCCGCTGGTTGAGGGGAAAGCATTTGTACCACACCGCCAATCATCATTGCGGCACCAAATTTAGCGGCAGCATATCCAGCAGCGGATAACGTACCGCCAGAAAAATAACCGATCGCCACACCAACAACGACCAGTACAGCACCCAGGATAGTTTGCAGTACACCTGCTTTTTTACTGCCAATGACCACCGGAACAATGCGGATAACGTCGCCTGTCACCGGGAAGCCAAGGTCATCCTCACCGATGTTTTTTTTGCCTTTAAATACCGAGTAAGTGAGCCCGCGACGCTGACTGGAAATCATAAACTGCTCAAATCCAGGAATGGTCTTCGCGAGTGCAACACCCGCCTCGCTCACACGGGAAATCAGGCGGTGGTGAACTTTACCGAATGTTTTCCCGAGCACACCGCCAAGCTCAATACGGCTCATGACTTCCTGCATGTTTCACCTGCCATTACATCTTTATAGCGAACGATTTTCATCGTGCGCTCCTGCCAGTATCCTCCATAAGGAACACGCTGACTCAGGTGCCCGTAAAGATGGTGCAGCAGCATGTTACCCTCCAGCAATATCCCGGCGTGATTCCACTTATCGGCCTGTACCTGCATGATGACGAGATCCCCTTCCTGAGGCGGTCCATCAAACTCCCTGAATCCGCACTCGTACCAGCACTCCTGATAAAAGTTTTCCGGGTAGCTTTTCTCCCACCAGGGATAATCCACCCGGTAATCGTGGAGCTCGATACCGTGGGTCTGCCGGAAATAGCTCATTACCAGACCCCAGCAATCGAAGTGGCCAAGCACGAACGGCCGCTCCAGCAATGGCAGTTCCCCACGCGGCTGAATGGTACGTAAATCCCCCTCTGGCCAGCTCACAATATGCCAGGGCAGCAGCGTTGCATCACACTGCGCCTTATCCAGCTCACTGGCCTGCGTCGTCGCGTCAGGGTGGCTGTGAACAATGGCCACCACCGTCCCCCAGTCTTCGGCAGCTGCGTAGTCTTCGGGAGACAGGTGAAAGTGTTCTGTAGGCTCTGCGGAGAGATTGCGGCAGGGAAAATAGCGCTCAACCCGGCTTTTCTGCGCCACCACGCCGCAGCACTCGCGCGGATATTCCGCCTCAGCGTGCGCCATGATGGCATCAATGGTTTTCTGGCGCATATCAGCTCCTGATGAGAGATGTACCTGGGAAACCTCCGAACGGCAGCTCGTTGCTGTCTCCGTGCCGGAGCTTGCAGGCCGTCAGCGTGCCATTGCAGACATCCAGCGAGGGATCGTCAACCGGATTATTGTGCTTATCGAAATAGCGCGTTCCGGCATAGTCGCACCCGTCGCCGGTGCGGTACTTGTTCCGGATGCACCAGGAGCACAGCGAATGCAGCTGTCGGGTCGGTATCATCCGCCCCTGTAAATCCATCGGGCTGGAAAGAATAAATTCCACCACTTCATTCGTTTCGGTGCTTCTGGCATCGATATAAAAGACCTTCAGCTTTTCCTGTGACGGATCAGCGGTGGGATTCCCCTGCGGAAAGTTTCTGGCATCCAGATACTGTGCCAGCGTGTCGCGGATACTGACTTTAGCCTGCAGCAGATCGTCATACGCCAGACAGAGCGCTGAGATTGAACCGTCCAGGTTCGCCACCGTCAGTTTTGGCTGTGGGCTGGTACCGTCCGTGGTTGCCTCAATACCCTCAACCTGGCACGGCCAGGCTTTATACTCCTGCCCCTGCCACCAGATGGACTTCGCCGGAAGTTTATTCTCATCCCCGCCTGCAGCCTCAATCTCTTCCGGGGTATGCGCGATGTTATGTGCGTGGAAAAAAAGCACATCTGACATCCCGAACGCCGTGCCATCGACAGAAAAAAGCCGGACTTCATTGCCCGGCTCAAGTTTTTGATAATCAGCATTAAGGCTCATGGTACAAATGCCTGTTCAAACGTTGCAGTTACGGTTACCACTTTTACGTTTTTAACCACCTTTTTGAGGCTGTCAGCCTCGACACGCCACAGCGCGGTATCGCCGAAAGGCGGAGTGAAAATAAACGATTTCACTTTGTGCCGGCGAAGGAAGGCATGAATTTCATTCGCAGTAGTCGGATCCCCCGAAAAAGAATATTCATAGGTACGAACCTCATCATTCAGACCAGAACCGCTCACCTGAGCATAGCCGTCACCGAACTGGACCTTTCTGACTGTGTCTTTGCTTCCCTCTGTGGGCTGGCTGGAGACCTTAATACCCCAGGAGAACGTTTCTATCGTCATAACTGTTACCTGCGATTGGTCGCATTCCAGATAAGCCCACCGGGCTGAATGGCCTTAGCGATACCGTCATTTACAGATTTATTAATCACCTGCTGGTACGCTTTACCCAGCCTGTCGCCGTCATTTTGCTGCTGCGCCCCCCCGGAGGCATTCTCGACCGTCACGGGGGCATACACGCTGACACCGAAAGGTGCTGCAGCTGGCCCTGTACCGCTACCCCCAACAAGCCCTCCCGTGGCATACCCTTTCATCATCCGGTAAAGATTGTTGACGCCGATGCGGTTAGTTGCCTCTTTAGTGAAAACAAATTCGCCACGGTGAACAACGCCGGCAGGCTCATATTTCCCACCCGAACCGGTAAAGCCGCCTCCGTAAAACCCCAATGCCGACGTGGCCGAACTCACCAGGCCAGCCATTGCCTGTTTCAGCAGGATTTGCGTCAGCATCGACAATGTTGACCGGGTAAAATCAGCCCAGTGTGCTTTTCCGGTAGTGAGCATATCCGCCATATTCTGCCCGATGCCATCAAACGTACTGGTGGCAAACGACTTCATCTGGCCATATGCATCAGCGGCGGACTCTGCATAGTCGGCCCAGGCTGATTTAGCACCCGACAGCCAGTCTCCGCGCAGGTTATCCTGCTCGGCGTAGTAGTTTTTGAGCGCAGCCAGTTCGTTCTGATATCCCTGATCGGCTTCGGAACCACCGGCATTCAGCCAGCCCTGGCGAAGCTGTGCTTCTTCATTCTGACGCTGCGCAGCTCGGCTACTCATTGCCCCGCCGTCCTTCAGTGCACGGGTTTTCTCGCCAATCTGAGTAACATATTTCTGGGAGGTGTCCTGCAGGCGGTTAAGCCGCTCCTGAGCCACTATCTGATCGCCAAGCTTCGCATTCAGCTCCGCACGGGAAAGTACCTCACTTTTGCTGGCCAGCAGGGATTTTTCCTCGGCAGAAAGCGTCCGGGTCTTCCCTGCCTCTTCCAGAACCGTAAAACGGGACTGCTGACGCCACAGCTCCTGACGCTGCTGGCTGATGGTGTCATTTATCCCTTTATGCTCCTGCAGGGTACGCAGCTGCGCTTCCAGCTCCATCGTCTGGACGCTGGCCGCATCGGTTGCACGGGTGCCGGCAGGTGTCCTGATAGCAGGGGTTTTCTTCGGCTTTTTAAGGGTGTCTTCGTACTCTTTTTTCGCGGCGGCCAGGTTGATGTTGTAGTCAGCCTGGAGGATACGCCCCTCTTTCAGAGCCTTATTGAGCTCGCTCTGCCTGGCCGTGTATTTCTCAAGGGCGGTCTGGGTTTTGGCATAGTTGGCTTGAGCCTGCGCGGCATACTTCTGACGATCGGACTGCGCTACCGCTTCACGGGAGGCATTATCTTCGTTCGCTTTGGCAATGCCTGCCTGCTGCTGTGCCATATCCAGCGCCAGCCGGGCCGTTTCACGGTCATTCCAGAATCGGGCGCGGGCCTCATCATTCACATAACGATCACCTTTACGCAGGTTCCAGATTTCATCAGCCTTTTTAAACGCGGCCTGAGCTTTTGCCACCATCTCCTGGGCGGTGTCAGGTCTGCCAATATCAAGTGCTGCATCCCACATCGACTTGAACGCACGCTTCAGGGAATCCGCTGAAGACTCAATCGTCCCCATATTGTCGCGGATGGCTTTGGTTTGATCGTTGAATCCGGCAGTAGCAGCCTCGTTAGCCGCCTGCAGTGCGCCAGCCTCATCACCGGCACGCTGCAGCTGCGCCACATGGGCAATCTGTTCAGCGGTAACGTTGTGGAACTGCTGAGCCATCGCGATCAGACCCGATGTCGGGTCGGTTGCGAGCTTGCCGTAGGCGGCAGCCACTTTCTCCACCGGCACGCCGGAGGCATCAGTAAATCTCGCCACCGCCTGGCTCATTTCATCAAAGCGCGAGCCCGCACGCACACCCGCGTTGATAAGTTCGCTCAGGGCCTCGCTGGTCTGATTGAACGTCAGCCCTGCAGCCTGGCCGTTCCGCGCCAGCGACAACATGCGGTCGGCAGTCAGTCCGGCTGTGTTCCCCGAAAGAACCAGCGTTTTGTTGAAATCAGATAATGTGGAAGAGCCCTGGTACCAGGCATAGAACAAAGCGCCCGTTGCGACTGACAGAGCACCGATGCCGACCATCAACGGCGAAATTGTCCCCAGCAACGCCCGGAATGTCGGGATTATCCCACCAAAGGAGTCCTTAACCTGACCACCCTGCTGAAGCAGAATTAGCCAGGGGTTCTGCCCACCCGCCAGCTGCGTGGCCACATCGGTAAACTGCGCCGGGAGCATCCGCATTGCAGCGTTATACTGACCGACTGAAATACCGGCTTTACGCGCGGCGTTCTCCTGGCGGCTGAAGGACTGCTGTATCCGTAACGCTTCGTCGTTCGCCGCACTGCCGGTCTGCTTTAATTCTTTTTTTACGTAGTTGAGCTGCTCTTTGAATTTCGTCGAGTTAACGTCAAGGTTAACGACCAGATCACCGACTGCCGTCTGGGCCATAGCGCATGCCTCCTGAAATACCTTCAGCCTTCGCCATCAGCGTATCGTCGTCCGGATCATCGATGTCGATGGCTTCCGATGCAGGGGAAAGGATGCTGAAACTGTCCGGTGATAATTCCGGATCGGCAAAAAACAGGGTTGAGATGGTGTAGAGCAAACCGGAGAAATGAGCATCCAGCTGCGCATCATGAAAGTAATTGTCCTGGTAGAAGATTTTCCAGTCGCCGTACTCCGTTGAGGACATGCCAGCAAGCATGGCTCGCCAGTCCGGGCGACCGAACTCGCGCGCCAGTTTCATGGCGAACTTCAGCTCACTGGCGAGGGCTTTTCCGCCGTAACGGGTTCAGTGGGTTCACTTCTTTCTTCACCGGGAGAAGCCTGTTCATCAGTGACAGGCGCAATCATCCCGGACAGGAGTTTCACCTTATATTCTGCTTCGGCAACAAGTTCGGTCGGCCATGACTGCAGGACCTCATCCTGAATCTTCGCCACTTCCGCCGCAACGTTTTCTCCCTGCGAGCCTTTCAGTGCGTGTCCATGCCAGAGTGACATCGCCACCAGAAATGCACCACTCTTCACAGTAAGGGTAATGGCCGCCTGAAAATCACCGGCTTCAACCGCCTCCAGCTGTTTCAGGTATTCGAGGTATTCAATACGCTGCAGCGCCGACAGCTGGAACAATGTGACGCTGCTGCCGTTACTTTCAAGCAGCTCGCTCTTTAGAAACATAATTACTCCGGGTGGGAACGGGGCTTACGCCCCGGTTATCAGGAAACAGTGACTTTGCAGATCGCCACAAAGTTACCGTCATTGCTCATGACGATGATTTCTACGGTGCCTGCCGCCACGCCGGTGACAGTCAGGGTATTGCCGCTGACGGTGACCGTTGCTTTAGACGGATCCGAGCTGGAGGCGCGGAAGGATTTATCTGAAGCACTTGCCGGCAGGACAGATACCACCAGTTGCGTCGTGGCTGCGACCGCCACAGCCGCCGTGGATTTATCCAGGCTGATCCCCGTGACGGCAATCGGCGCTGTGCCACTGTCTTCTGCCAGCGATGGTTTGCCGTTGTTGGTGATTTTGGCCGTGCGGGTCATGACCTCTTTTGATGAAATAGTCTTACCGAGACTGCTCACCCAGCCCTTAAAGACGTCGACAACACCATTCGGATATTTAATTTTATATCCTTTCACAGTGCCTTCATCGAACCAGATAACCAGGTCCTGCTGACCGGAATCCCCCGGCATCCATGCGAGCGTCAGGTTAGTTTCACCGGCTGATTTCTGTCCCTGCATCGTTGATGTCCAGTCAGCATTCTCATCATCGATGTAGGTGTCATCTTCTGATTCAGCTGTCAGTTCACCAGGCTGAAGGTCTTTAATCTTTGCCAGGCGCAACCAGTCAAC